GTAATAAAATTTTAGGCTTTACAATTAAGATTGCTGAGTATAAAGCCAAAAGTTATAGAACTAGACTGCAGCACAGAATTTTTTAAATAGTAATATCTTCCATACCTGCAGTCCTGAGACGCACCACATGGCCCATCATAAAGTTCTTACTTTCAAGGCCTTTAATTATTCCTAACCATTTATTACGAAGTAGAGCAACTTCGTTAATAATGGTTTCGAAATCTACAACTTCTTGTTCGCCATCGGCATATTTTTCTGCATCTCTACTTGTCAGTGCTCTAGCGTAATTTTCTAAATATTTTTGAAAGTGTCGTTTGCGGATTTTTTTAAGTTGTAGATTAAGGAAATTTAGAACTGCTTCTATTTCTTGCAATTGATTAAATCGTTGTTCAGTTATACCTGGAAGTGCTGCAAGATTTTTTTCTAAATTTCCTTTAATCGTACAATCGTATTTGGCTTTATTCAGTTCATTTTCATAATAGGCAATAAACTCAGGAATATTTCCTAAGTCCTGTACGATTTGATTGTACCACATTATTCGTCGTATTCGTCGTCATCACTATCATCAATATTGCCACTATATTCATCATAGCTTCGTTTAGTATATACATCCACTGTGCCGAACTCTTTAAGTTCTTGATCGCCTAAAACATCCACTAATGTACTCATAAGAGTATCAGCAGCTTCTTGACGATCTTTACTGGGAATATATTGTTTTAGAATACTATATACTTCAGCTAAAACTTCAATATCAATTGTCATTGGTAACCTCACTATTTTCAATAGCAGATTGTTTGTGTGGATTTTTTAATACATCTTGCATAACCTGATCCAAACATCCTGAATCGTTTCTTTCCCATTCTTTACGGAATAATTTCAATTCAGTACCATCTACTAGGCTGTATTTAAGCCTATTGCCATCTTTAGTAAAATACCCTTTGCCCTCAAATAGATCTACTAGTCCACTATAGACATTCATACCTGTCTCATAAGGAATTTTAACCTGTACACTTTCAAACGGTTTAGCATACCTTGTTTTCATAATTTTACAAGCAGCACGAATACCTCTTACTTCGGAAATCTTATTACCTTCTTCATCTTCTTTTAGTTTAAGTTTTTTCATTGCCACTACAATACTACTTGCGTAGATAAAACCTTGACCACCGCTGATCTTATCATCCGGGTCAAACATGTCTTGGCTTGCGTAAGTATGATTAGTGGCCACTAGTCCAATGTTAAGATCACCAAACATATTCACACAGTTTCTTACTAAAGCGGTTAGTGCTTTGGGTTTACGACCCATATCACCTTTAAGATCACCACTATCAAATTGATTTACATCTGTAGGTGTAAGTAGCATACCTAAACTATCTAGTACAAACAATACTTTTGGCCTATCATCTGCTGGTAGTGTTTTATATTCTTTTACAAATTCACTAATCATTTTAGCAACATCATCAATCATTGCCATGTTTAGTTTAAGCAGTTTTTTCTCAGATGTATCTACATCCAAGGCCTTAAGCCAAGCTTCGTCCAGTGCATTTTCTGTATCGATTAGCACCACATAAATGCCTTGTTGTTGTGCATTTCGCACTAAATTTCCTGCACAGATAAAGCTTTTACCTGCACCAGACTCACCTGCAAATACAGTAACTTTCCCCAATGGGACACCACGATCAAAATTACCGCTAATAAGGTAATTCAATGCATAGTTTCCAGTACTGACCCAATCAGTGGGGTCTTTAAACCCAATACTAATTCCATCAATACTTTTGGTAATGCTTTTTCTAAATTTACTAATATCAAATGGTTTTGTTGACATATTTTATTCCTCTATTACATGCCCAACTTATGTTCTTTGGGTGATACTACGATGTCTGTACGCCCAATTGCCGTTAGCCACAAATTTAAATGTTTAATAAGAACTGAATCATCTTTTGGGTTATCGAACCTAACATCAATATCCATTACTGTATCGCCGGTTTGGTCTTCCCTGCTGTTATAAATTAAAGAAAAGTTCTCATTTACTTTTGAAGTTCGTGCCATTTTTTATCCTTTAAAAAAGGGCGTATAAACGCCCTTGTGCTGCTATTATTGTTTTTGCCTATTGCGAATCATTGCTAAAATATCTTCAGCTCGTTGACTGCTGGATTTAGCTGGCTTAACAACTGGATCAGGATCAAATGGGGGATCTTCATCTTCGTCTACTGATACTGGAGCGGTCACTGTAGTTTTAGGAGTAACGCGAGCAGTTGCTACTGGTTTAATAACTGTTTCTGGTTCATCATCTACATCTACTGCAGTTGCAGTTGTACTGGTTGAGCTAGAATTAGTATTAAGGTTAACTCCCATTGGTTTAAAATGGCTTGCCCATTTCATTTGATATGGTTCACCGTTCACACTTGCTTCAAACATTTCTTTCATAATCGCCAAATCATTGGCCTCAGGCCGTTTAGGCAAAAAGTCAGATAGATTATAAAGTCCAAACTTTTCAATAGCTTCGCGTTCTTGTGCAGTTAGTGCGGATTCTTTACGAGCCCAAGTGCTAGTATTATAATCAGCATAACCTGCTTTACTAATCTTTTTAATATTGAAATCAAGTCCAGCATCATAATCTGTAGGTAGATTTTCTAGTTCTGGATCCATAAGTGCATTTTTAATTAGGTTAAAAATCTGACTACTAATTACAAACCTACGGATAGGATTTTCAGGCTGTTTGTCATCTGACAAAGGATTGTCCCTTACAAATCCTTGAAATAGATATGAACGCTTTTTCCAATATTTACGACCCATATCCTCAAGATTTGGATCTTTAAACCAAGTACGAACCTCAGCAAGAATAGGACAGGTGTCGTTCCACATTTCTACGCAAGGAACTTGTACTGTAACTGGTTTGCTGTCTGGTTGTCCCTCAATACCCGCAAACGGCAATTTAATCATTGCTCGTTCAATCCAAAAGAAAGTATTTTTGGGATTAGCGTCTGGAAGGAATCTTACTCGTGCAATTGTATTTTCTGCAATGTTCCAATGTGCATAAATTGCATTGTCTGATACTGTTGCGGTACCACTTGAACGATCTGCTTGTGCCTGAAGTCTTGCCCTAATGTCTGCCAATGAAGTTGCCATAATGTTTTCTCCTTAAGATGGTCTTAATATGTGCCTAGATATATAACTGCACCTTGCAATTATATAACAAATATATTTATCATGTCAATGAAAAGATATAAATTTGTAATGCACAGGAGTACTATACAAATTTCTTAAATAGAAATCAAACTATTTGGCTAAACCCGCCAATTTTATCATATCCAAAATATTATTTTTAGATTCTTCCATTGGTCTTTGGTCTACGATTTCTCGATCGTTAGTAGTGGCACCATACAATCCATAATTATAGTTGCTAACGCCCATTTTGGGAAATTCCATGTTTGGATCTTCCGCAGCAAAGAAATCTTTGGCTCTTTCTACTTCTTCCTGGCTATCAAAAAAAACTGTACCATCTTCAATGTTGTATAGAAAACCATTTTTGTCTAATATACTTTGAATCTTAGGATCAATATCCTCGTTGTCAAAAATATTTTCTTCAATATCAGCTTTTTGACTTATCTGTTCAGTATTTTGTTTATCTATTGGATTGTTTTCTATTTCTTCAATTATGTCAGATGACCAATCCTCAAATTCTTGTAACTCTCGGCTTTTGGCTTTTTTATATAATTTATCAACAATAGGCAATGCTACTGTAAGTCTTTCGTCAAACACTTTTCTACTAAATTTTTCCTTTAGTTCAATTAAATCAAAAGTATTATCTGAATCTTGTTCAGGTTCCCAAAGTTCTTTATATTGGTTATATCCTCTTTGTCCTCTAAGGCTAAACAATGTTCTATGCAAATCACCATAATGATCTATAGCAGTTTGTACCATGTTGTTTGTATCTACATCTTCAAATGTTTTTCCCCGCATATTTCTAACAAAAAATCTTAAATCATGCATTTCTTTAATGATGGTAGTAATATGTTGGCCAAAGTCATCTTGTAAATTGCCACCATTTTTAAAATGTCTTGCTATTGCTCTTGCGCCGTTTAATGTAGTGCCTTCTGGGCATTTAAATCGTTCACCTTCAGCAGTTTCTATAAACAAATTACCAATGTTTCTTGACCTTGCTCCAGACTGTTCAGGATCTATTTTTTTAAAATGTCTAGCAATAATTCTCACTGGACCTAAATTTTGATAGCTTGTTCTAGAAGTTCCAGTTAAACTTTCCGCTATGTCTGTTTTGTGTTTTAAGTTATCAATAGTAATATCAGTTGTGTTTGCTTCTGGTTTTTTAGTAAAAGCAGGCCTACTCATGTTTTGATCATCGTAATCCCACAGGTTTCTAATTGCAATATCTTTTAAACCTAATCTAAAATTCTTCCATTGCTCTTTAAGGGCTGGTGTTAAGTATTTGTCAATGTTTTCGTAATACTGAACACTAAGTTTTCCATTATGTTTTTCATCTTGTTGATCATCTGTACCGTCACTTAATGTAACCATAATCTGACTGAAATCATGGCCTTTTAAAAAAGGAAATATAAAAAGTTTAGCATCACTGGGTTTTGTTGTATCTTTTCCGTTTTCATCTTTCATCTGAAAACCATGTTGATAAACATTTGCTATTTTATCATAAACTTCTTTGGCTATTTCTTTAATAGTAATCATAATATATTATTTAGTTAATTTTTACTAAACTTAAGACATTAAAAAGGGCATGGGTAGTATTAATTCTTGCTCATCTTGAGGCATTCTGTCATCTAAACTTGCATCGAATTCTCGTATTAGCACTGCCATTCGCACTGTTAACAATAACGACATAACAAGATCATCTTTTTCCCCCAATTTAGCAGCATAACTACCTCCTGATGCAATGAAATTTTTTAATTGGCTTACTAAAGGTTTACTGGCTAATTTTAATTTTTTGGTTTCAACTAAGTTTTTAAAAGTAGCACATACTGTAAGTTTAGATCTGTTTGTAGTGTTAAATCCTTTTCTATATACTCTTGAAGTTCCTTGCTTTTTTGGCTCACTTAAGAAAATACCTTTAAAGTTTTCTTCGCCATATTCATTAATTACTACCAATGCTGCTTCGCCCAAAGTGTTATTTTCCACACTGTAATATATGTGTTCTATAGATTCTATACTATCGTTTATTTCAGAACAAATCTCTGCTAATATTTTTATTTGTTGTTGGATAGGTGTTTTATTATGCTGCCATTCTGCCACTTGCTGCATGCTAGGTAATTCTAAAACTTCTATTGCACTATAATCGCCCCCAGTGCCTAGACTAGGATCTAATGCAACAACATATGTATTACCTTTAGTAGGCTTTTTATACCATCTTACTTGACCAGTTTTATAAGCAGGGTCTATTCCTGCCATTTCTGCTAATGTTATACTGTTAATTAATGTTTCATCAAAAATAATAAATCTACAATTCATTTCGCGTTCAAAACGCTCTTCACCTAATTGAGCTTTTTGTTGTTCTGCCCATTTTTCATCTCTTTCTGGATGCTCATGCCAATAACTGCGGAAAGCCTTAAACCCATTAATACCCAATTCTGTTTCATTACCATATTCATCTTGACACTTATTAGCTAATTTCCATATTTCAGCGAATTGGTCTTCATCGCTGTTTGGTGTGCTAGTTATTATACATTTACCACCAGTTGCTAAAGTTGGGCTTATAGATGTCCAAAACTCTCGTGCTATGGTTGGTCTTACGAATGCGAATTCGTCTAAATAAAGTAAACTAATACTCATGCCTCGACCAGTATTCTCTGTAGTAGTTGTACTTACTATTCTAGAATTATTGTCAAAGTCTATACTACCTTTATTATAAGTAACTGCTCCTGCTCTAATAAAATCGGGCACACTTTCATAACCATACCTTATTCTTTGCATAATTTCTTGTGAGCCTGTATATTTGTGGGCTGCTACTAAGATAGTGCTATCAGGCACAAACATAGCAAACCATAATAAATACCCTGCAGCAGTGGTGCTTTTACCTGTTTGCCTTGGCATTAGGCTAATACTGTATCTGTAATTATGATAAGTTTTAACTAATCTGTTTTGGTATTCGAATGGGGTGTACTTTAATCTACCTTTAGTAGGATGTTGTATAAAAAAATAATTTGTTAGAAAATATTCTGGCCCAGTGTTAGGATCAGCACATTTCAAAAATTCCTTAATTTGAAATTCAGTATACGACTCTTTCTTATTAGGTTTTTTAATTAAAACTGATTCAATTGTTTTGGACATAACTTGGTTGTTTAAATATATATAACAGTATATAATTATTTATTTAAGATATTTGGTGTTAACATGAGTGACTGTTTACTTTTAAATCAAGATTTCAATCCTATCAGTATATTACCACTTAGTGTTATTAGTTGGCAGCATGCCATTAAATTAATGTTTATGGACAGAATTGTGGTATTAGAACACTATGATAATTGGCAAATTCACAGTGAAAAATTAACTATAAATGTCCCCAGTGTGGCTGTCACAACGGAATATTTTTCTTTTAAAAAGTCTGCAAAGTTCAGCAGACATAATTTATTCCTACGGGATATGTATCAATGTCAATATTGTTTAGATACTTTTAGACCATTTGATTTAACAATTGATCATGTAATACCAAGAAAGCATGGTGGTAAAACTAATTGGGAAAATTGTGTATCTGCTTGCCGAACATGCAATAGTAAAAAAGGGGCAAAGTTAATTAAGCCTAATCGTATGCCATTTAAACCAGATCATTATCATTTAATTAACAAATGGCGTGCAAGAACTGTAAAAGTGCAGCATCCAGGTTGGTACAAATACTTAGGTATTGAGCCTAATTAGACGCCATATTTGTTTTTCTTAACTGGAGCAACAGGACTTTTGGTATAGGTACTTGCAAGTTCTGAACTTTTAAAATCCCCATTATTAAGATCTTGGTAATGACTTCCTATTATTCCAAAAGCTTGTTTCAACATTTCTTGTTCTTCGGCGGTGTAGGGAAATGCTAGGTTATTTCTGCCAGCCCAGCTTTCTGCATCTACTTCTGGCTTAATATTATTTTTTCCATCGGCCACTGCAACTGCCATCATTACCCGATTTAGTTCATAAATTCTATCAGCGAAAGTATCGTCTCTAAATTTATCTAAACCAACAGTGGCATCCTGTAATCTGGCAGGAATCTTGCCTACCTTATCTTCTGTAATTATTTCTTTAATTTTCATTATATCACCAAGCTCTACAGGACCAGTATCTCGCTCGCCAACGGGGACCGGGATTTGCACAATTATGTCTTGCTCTAAAACTTTTACGGCGTTTAGGATTAGATTTTTTAATACGCATATTTGGGTCACCAAAATTGACTTTAACCACATTGCCTTTGGGCCCTTTTACATACACTTTAGATTTTTTAACATCTCCCTGCATAGGTTTGCCTAATGGAACTTCACGACCTTGATACTTAGCTTCTAATGTGTCTTTTAACCCTGCATAGTGCATGGGAAATTTACTGTAATATTCTTTTTCTCTAGAGTTTTGATAATCGTTTCTATCATAATCATCATAGTCTCTTTCTGCACGACTTTTTAACAGACTAATTAGTTCTTTTTCAGCTTGATCTAATTCTGATTGATTTAATTGTTTAGTAGGATTATTCAATACTTTAGTGTTAACGAAATCTAATTCACCGTCATAAGTTTCGTATTCAATTTCAACTTCTATAAGATCGCCTGTTTCTGAGTCTTCGATTTCTACAACTTTAGTTGGGCCTTCAGTGATTATTTCTGCTTCATTTATTTTTTCTTTATCTAAATATCCTAATTTATTAAGATAATTATAGGCATACTCATCCGCTTCTAAGACGAAACCATCTTGTGTTAGATTTACTATATTCATTTCTATAAGAAAATCCCCAAGCTCTAGACCAAAACGATCCTGTATCTGGGGACTATCTGATTCATTTATTTTTTTTTTTAGAAGTAAAGATTCATATTCTTTAAGAAAACTTAATGATACAGATTCTTTTACTGCAATAGGACTGTCACTGAATCTGGCAGCGCCATCTTTAACCATTTTCTTAGTTTTACCGGCAACTTCACCTGTGCCACCTTTAAGCTGTGTTTCTAAAGGTAGCACTTTTTCTTCTGGTGTTGTGCTTGCTTCATAACGGGAATCTTTGGCTTCATACATTTGTTCAACTTCAGGTTGTGTTGTTTTCATACCTGCTAAAGATAATAGTTGCATCAATTGTACAGCAGCATCGCCATCTGCAGTTACAGTAACACTTTTATTGCCATCACTGCTCATGTTTGTACTAATATTCATTTTACCTTCGTTATTATCCATACCATTAGCCATTGGACCCATTTCTCCGCATTCGGAAATCTGTTCACTTTCTCTGACTTTTTCCATATCACCGTCACCGTCTAAGTCAGCTTTCTTCAAACCTTTTGCTTTAGCAAGCCTGACTTGATTGCCAAAATAATTTCCTTCTTCAACTTCATCTTCTTTAACTTCAGATGCAGAAACATTTGTGTCAGGAACTCCAGGGCCTGCATCCATTGTTGCTGGATTTGCGCGATTGCCCACTAGTCCCGGAATGTCAACTCCACTTTTTTGTAGTCTTTGAGATGCCATCGAGGGCCCTAATCCTCTTTCCTGACTATATATATTAGAGTCTCCGGGTTGCATATATAGACTAGATTTAACACGATTTAAATCTGATTGAAATTGTTGGTTATTTTGTACCTGCTGGGATGCCTGCTGGCTTGCCTGCTGGCTCATATGGGCCCTACTAGCTTGAAATTCTGAAGGAGATGTTCCAAGCACATATCTCTCATCAACTTTTCCTGCTCTTAATGCTGCTAAATCAGTGCCTTCAATTCGGCCATCATCGTCAATATCTAATTTGTCCTGATCGCCATGAAGTTCTTCTTCCATTGTGCCAGATTGTTTTACATTACTGCCAGGAACTGCTTGTGTAGATCCACCTAATGCAGTTGATGTAGCTTGGGGTTGACTTTGTGGTAGAGTAAGTGTTGGTTGCATGGCTGGAGGTTTAGGAGTGCCAGGTGGGACTACCTGCATCATAGCTTCTTCTTTAAGTCCAGCTAATTTTAAAATATCTAATATATCGTTTACATTTTTTTGCACTTTAAATCTCCAAATCCTTATATATTATTTAATCAATCCACTTAATTTTAATAATTCTGACATCTCTTTAAGTTGGCCCTGTTGTTTAGCTAGCATTTCTCTATCTCTATCGTCCCAAGCTTCTGGATTAATGCCAACCCCTCTAGATAAATATGCCATTGCATTAGCTCTTGTTTGTAGTCTAGACTGTTCTCTTTCCTGCTCAGTAGGTATTTTAGGAAAATCATCGGACCCAGTAGCAGGAAGTACAGTCTTTTTACTCGTTACAGGTGTAGTACCGGCAGGAGCAACAGTAGTAGGTATAGCAGCAGATGCAGTAGCAGGCGCAGCAGGTGTAGGTGCAGTAGATGCAGCAGATCTAGATGTAGCAGCAGGTGCAGCAGAGGTAGCAGATGCAGCAGCAGGTGCAGCAGAGGTAGCAGATGCAGCAGGTGTAGATGTAGCAGCAGGTGCAGCGGGTGTAGATGTAGCAGCAGGTGAAGCAGGTCTAGGTGCAGCAGGTGAAGCAGGTCTAGGTGCAGCAGGAGCAGGGGGTGTAGATGTGGCGGCAGGCGCAGCAGGTCTAGGTGCAGCAGGAGCAGGGGGTGTAGATGTAGCGGCAGGCGCAGCAGGTCTAGGTGCAGCAGGAGCAGGGGGTGTAGATGTAGCGGCAGGACTGGTTGACCCAATAACTTTATCAATTAACTCATCAGCTTTATCTTTATTTGCTGCATATCCTGCTCCCAATGCGCCCAATCCTAATAATTTTCCTGCTTCTCGGCCTCTTTGACCTCCCAAATATCCTCTGCTAGAAACTATTTTATTTTGAACCGGCTCTCTTACCGAAAAACCAGTGGCTGGCTTTGCTTGTGATATTCCTCTACTAATGGCACTAGTAGAATCGAAACTAGGCACATCTCTTCCTAACAAGTCTTTTTCTGGAACGCTAAATGGTTTAACTGCACCACCTGCTCCACCAGTTATATCTGTGCCTACACTACCCCCTACCCCACTTCCTCTGGTAGAACTTCCCGAACCTGGAATATCAACTGTTATATCGGTCTTTTTGGGTAGTGTAGTAGAGGCATCAGGTAATGAAGGTTCCGCTTTTCCCGCTGGGGGCACTTCACCTTTCAGACTAGGTTCCGCTTTTGCTGCTGTTTTACCTGCAGTAAAGTCTGTTCCTTTATATTTTAATTGTTGTGCTGCTGCTTGTTCTGCAGGACTTAATCGAGATAGTGGAGAAAACAACCTAGGCACCTGCATCGCAGGACCACCAATAATTGGTGGCAATGCTTGTATTACATTTCTAGTTTGTCTTTTTACCTCAGGACTAATTAAATCATCAGGCTGTACAAATTGTCTATAATTTTGTTTAGGGCCTGCTAATCTATCAGCTGCAGCTCTTATGCTAGGATCCACAGTACTAGGTCTGTCGTTAGGTATACTAGGATCCACAGGTATGTCTTTGGCCAAATTAATCTGATTTAATGCTTCTTGGGGGCTTAAATTTTTGCTGGTTGCATAATCTTGAATAGTTTTAATATCTGCCGTTCTTGCAGCCTCTGCTCTTCTTGAAATTTCCCCTGCCTGAGCTGCACTCCCACGCCTATAGTATCTATTAGCAGGTGAAGTTTGCTCAGACAGTTTCTGATATAAATTTAACTCATGAAACAACTTAGATTTCAAAATTAGCCTTTCATTTTATGTTTGGTGGTAGGTAATTTTTCTAAACTCTTAGACTTTTTAGGTTGATTTCCTACTATCATACTTTGTAAAGCTTTGCCAGCTTCTTCTCTATCTTTTTGTTTTCTTTTTTCTTCTGGATTAGTACTTTGACTTCCAGCTTTAGGTGGTCTACCACGGCCTCTTTTTACTTCAGGCTGTGCTGGTTTCTTGTCTGTCCCTTCACCTTCTTCTTCATCATCTTGTTGTGCGCCACCGCCATATCTAGTACCAGATACTTTTCTATCTTCACTTACAGACAATCTGTCAGATGAATCATTTGTTTTCATTGAATTAATTTTATCTGCTATATACTCACTAACATCATTCTCGTCTTGCCTAATTTCTGGAGGCAATTCACCAGAATTTTTGTAGTAATTAAACAAAGCATCTTTTAAGTTTTCACTTATATCTGCTTCACCATTTTCAACAGCTTGCAGTTCATTAAATAACTGATCACCTAATGCTGCTTTAATATCTTTCTCTTCCAAACTTAATCCATTTTTATCTAAATCATCTAAATCGAATTCTTCTCTTATAAGATTATTAATAGTTTTATATCTTGTTGATTCCTGATAGATAGGTAATCTATCCTTATGCTTAGGTTTGGGACTTGCTTCCGCTACACCTTGTCCTCTTACTTTTCGGATTATGAGTTGTCTATAACCAGGATTTGCCCTCATGGACTGTATAACTGGTCTAATCTCTGTCATATCATTAGGATCATATCCCATTAATTTAGCATATTGTCTAGCAAGTTCCAAGTCTGAATCACCTGCTGCCAAGTCCGAACCACCTGCTGTTGTGGTTGGTTTATAATCAATTAAGTTTGGCATTGGAACATCTTTGCCTAGATCGTTATCATCTACACCAACTTCTCTAGGTATACCATCACCTCTACTGCTTACTGAATAGAGTTTACGGTTCAATCTAAAATAAAATGGATCTTTCATCCTACCTGTCATTAAATGATAATGAACTCCGCTATTGCGACCTGGCTCAAAAACTTTACTAAAGTTCTCCCCCGGCTTAACCTCATAGGGATTTTCAGGGCTTGTTTCCATATTTTCTAGAAGTGCTGCTCTACCAGGCATAGGTTGTTCGCCTAATTTATCTACTGATTTCCACATACCCCAAGGTTTATTTCTTCTATTTGTTGCCATTGGCCCTTTGGTAGAAGGTAAACTAAAGTCTTGCGCTGGACCTATTTCTAAATCCTTTACAATTCCAGACCTACCTAATTTATCTTCAGGATCAGTTGGGTTAATCCTTCTACCAGCGCCTAATTGATATACCTCAGCGTCAGCTCTATCTAAAGCTGCTTGCTGGCCTTTTCTAATAGATTGATCTCTCTTATACTGCAAATATGCATCTAGCTCATTGTCTATTGCTGACTGTCTATTTGCACTATACGCAGCTATTCGTTCCATATCTCGTGATCGCATTGTATCATCAGGACTAGCAATAATTTTGCCTTCTGGACTATTTAAATGAATAGTAGCTGTTCTACCCTGTTTTGTATATGCTTTTTGTCGTTGTATTGCGTCTTGTTGTCTTGTAAACATTTCAGGCCTATTGCCTTTTGCAACAACAAAAAATGTTGACCCATACCCATATTCTTCTAACGAAGTTTCTGCAATTTGCGTATCCACATCTAATTCACTGGTCTTTTTAGGCGCTGTAGAAGGAGCAGCCGGAGCCGGTTTTTTAGGTTGACTAGGCAAATACGGCTGTTGAACACCTTCTGGTCCTTGAGGAGTGACAACTCTTTTTTGTTCCCCTGGAGTTAAAGAACTGCCCATATCTGGATTAGGGGGCGGGGTCATACCTGGACGCCATACTTCACCTTCTTTAACTTTCTTAGGTAATCCTTTATGTTTTGTGCTTGCATAATCTTTCGCAGCTTTATGACTCATATCTTTGGCAACTTTAGCTACTTCAGGACTTGCAGGTTTTTCGCCTTTCTGTGCAGCATGAACCATACCCATAAATTTTTGTTGGGCTTGGCTTACTGCTTTTTCTTTTAAGACCTCTTCACTTTCTTTTAATAAAGACTTACCATTTTCTAATTGTTTAGTGTCTGTAGGATCTTCTTTTAAACCATCCAAAGTCCTTACTAATTTGTAAAAATCTGCGTTCATCTTAATTTCCTTTAACTGGGCTAGGGATTTTGTTCTGACGACTACCAATTGGACTCATGTTTCCTAAAGGTACACTATTAGTGGTTTTGCCTTCTGGGCTTTTGCCGCCTGCAGGAATACTGTATTCGTATTTTCTTGTTTCTTCTAATTCCTTAATTAGTGAAGGAATACGAGCATCACCAACTAAATCTTTGTCGGGTTTTTCTGCAACCATTTCATCTTTGGATAAAACTACATCGCCAGATAAATTGCTTTTTTCTTTGCCTTCTAATGCTAGCTCGAAAGGACTATTTACAGGAGTAATTCGTAAACAACTTTGATGAATATTAAGTTGTTCTGCTATTAATCCTATTAACTGATCATCTGTACATGGATATTGAAGCTTAACATCAACTACATTAACTTCAACAGGCCCAGCATTTGGAAATAATGGACTTTCCTGTATAGGCAATCTTTTTACATTTTCTGTACTGATAAGATTATATGCCTCTAATACAGTCTTAAGTCTATTATTAAAATTTTTAGGCAATTCGCCTGCTAGTCTGATCCTAAAATCATATGTTCTATGACTTTCAGTCAAATATGTTTTAAAACTTTTCATAAACGATCCTATTATTATCTATTTATCGGAAAATTAAATTATTGTGGTTTATTTAGGATCTTATTTAAAAGACTATTACGATCCAATAACACTGCTTCCCCCTCTATTGGGGCGTCTTGCTCGTTGTTTTTAGCGGTTTGATCTAATCTTAATTTTTTAATTTGTAAGTCAACCATGCGCAATTTTTTATCTAATTTAGCTTGTTTTGCAGTAATTGCATGACCCAATAAAACTCCTGCAGTTTGAAAAATTGGACCACTAAACCTTGACTCAACACTCATACCTAAATCCATTAAGTCATTGAATTTGTCTTTAGCTAAAGTTGCAAGCTCATCTAATTCGTGATCACTGGCTTCAAGATCCCTAACACTAGGCAAAGCTACATCTATTTTGTCTATAGCGAGGTTTACATCTACCAAAGTTTGCTGCTGTTCTTTAATAAAATTTTCTGTAGTTGCTATATCTTCAGCTGAGTCTGATTGATTAGGCAAATTGAACAGGTCTTCTAATTTTTTTGTCATTATTTTGTACCTTGAAATATATGATACTCATTGATAACACGAAACACTAAACCATTTGCAGCACAATAAGCCTTTGCTGCTTGCCATTTGTGTAAATTCAATATTACTGCAGCTTTGTCTTTATTTGATTTTGCAGATTCAATAAGCGTTTGATTTTTAGGCTTTATTTCTATTATTTCAGCATGTTTAACTTTATCTTTATCTTCATATAAAATAAAAAAATCAGGCACATATACTGTGTTTTTGTTTGTAAATGGATTTCTATATGGGATTTGTATTGCTTCGCTAGCCCATTTTAAAATTGCAGGATTTGTATCACAAAAGGTCATAAACTTTTCTTCCCAACTGCTTCTATAAGTAGGCTGACCTTTACCCACATATTTGTCTGGGTTTTTAATTTTATATTTTCCCTGAGCAAATTTTAACATTTAAAATAATATAGATCTTGAGATATATGGATTAGTTACCGGCGGAACTTTAACCCCCAATAAACTTGTAGGTACTCTACTTAAATTTAAAAATAAAGCTAGATATGCATTTAATTCATTATTATCCAATTTTTGGAAGTCTGTTAAAACAACTAAAGGGTCTAAATTTTGTTCTTGTGCTGTGCTAATTACTACTTGTGTGAGTATTTTTGCACTTTCCTTATTTTGCGTATATTGCTCAAAATAACTATATATTGCATCATTTATGTTTTGACTTACCCCTACTACAGGATTATATATGTTGTTAAAAAATCTTGTTGTAGGGTTAGTCACTGTTGGTTGAGTTGTAAGTTGTGTCATTGTCTATGATCTTATTTGGCATTCCATGTATTTCTTATATCTTCTAATATTAATCAGAACTTACATCGTATGAACTTAAATTCGCACTTTGTATATCGGCTTCCACAGTTTGTTCAGAATTAAAATTCCTGTCAACAATTGGAGCACCTGCAGGACTTGTTGCAACATAAGATTCTTCATCGCCCCAAAATCCACCAGGTCCTGCATTATTGCCTGATTTAGTAACTGTTTGAACTCCATCTAAATCAAGTGTACGCTGTGTCCCATCTACATAATTGTAACTTATAGAGCCATCTGGATTTTCTACTTTGGATGTTAAATTTACAGTAGGATTTTTGGGATCGTATCCGCCTGTTCCACTCCAAGTGCTGGTTAAATTTCTTATACTTCTTGTTGCTGAATCAAATACCTGACCTATTGCGCCAACTCCAGTGTTTACAATAGGCTGTAATAAATTATTTGTAGCTCTATAAATACCGGCGGTTGCTCCTGCACTTATTCCTCCAGCCACTATTTGCCCCAAGAATGATTTACCTAATCCTGTTTTAGCTAAAGTCTCATATACTTTCTTTCCAGCTACAACACCACCAACTGCACCCAATGTCTGGGAAATACCATTACTGATTACTGCAGTTGTTCCACCTACTGCTGTAACTACGCCTGTATTTGGATTAGTGATAAATCTAGTCCCAGTTTCAACATTGACATTTAATGATCTCATAGCATTTGCATTTATTTGATCTAATTGTTGTGGAGTATAAGCTTGTGACCCTGCAGGAATTGTGTATAGAACATTATTGTTGTTATCAAAAGCTACACTACTTCCATCTGCATAACTTCTTAAAGTAACCGGATAGCCAGACTGTCCATTAAAAATTTCTGGGGGTTTTGCTAAATTCTGATTCACATTGCCTGGATTAAAACCATTAGATGTTAAACTAAATGTACTAGGAACAAAAGTACCATTTTGTAAAGTTAAAACTTGGTTGGACCCAACATTGGGCTGTCCAGTCTGTGCATTAAATGGTATTCCAAATATACCTGCACCCAATTGTCCAACTGTAGGGCCAAAAGGTGAATTTTGCACTGTATCTGTTTGTAATCCCCGTTCTACGCCAGCTTGTGCTTGTGATATAGCTGCTCCACCAACACTAATCGCTGCCCCAGTTGCTAAAGTAGTAGTTGCTCCTCCCACTGTTGTTTGTACTGAGTTAGGATACGGACTATTACCAATGCTTGGATTTGTTCCTACTACACTTGACCCACCGACTCCGAAACCAGGAGTGCCACCTGCAGTTGGAAAAATTTGTCCAGTCAAACTGCCATTTAATGCACCATTTATAGCACTAGCACCAAATTGTCCAATTGTTAATTGTGCTGCTGATCTAAAATCTATATTTTTAATATTTTTGTATAAATTATATGCACCAAGTATATCACTAAATAGCCCTCTGCCACTTCCTTGCCCGTCTGGCCTTGCTAAATCTTGACTACCTGCAGTGCCTATTGCACCAATTAGTCCTGCTCCACTATAGATGTTAGTTGTGCTAGTACTAATTGGACTAGGAGTAGTATCATAATGTAATATACTGAACCCATTTACATCAACAGGATTTACAGTACCTACTCTGTATTTTACTGTTTCATAAGCAATGGTCATGGAATTTGTCATTGTTTCATTATTAGATGCAGAGTCATGTGTGCCATGACGCCATGCAGTTATAATAGGATTAATTAGTTTATATTCAGTAAATCGTTTATTGTGTAAACTAAAAATCTGAATATCTCTAAGAAACGGTATTAATTGTCTATTAATTGGGGTAAAACCCCACTTAGATCTTAGTCTTGAATCATACTTATGTGGTACACCATATAATTCTGAATTATAGTCACTGTCTCTATAGTAATAGGTATAATAATCATTCCAAAATTTATTCACTACATCTGCTGCATCATCATGAAACGATACACTAATTGGATCATAACTAATAGCATTTGTAACAATATTTTTCCTATTATAAGCATTATAAGTTTTATTACTAATAGAAAATTTAGGGAGATCTATTCTTTTTATCATTAGCCCAGCTTCATATTGTTCAAATATACTTTGGCTGCTAATTGCATTAGTACTAGCACCTATCATACTTGTTAACCCTGCTGTTACACTTTGGTTTATATTCAGTACAACATAATATAAAAAGCTTTGTTTAGGAGCAAGGCGTAAATTGTCTGCCACAAAAAGTTTAGTAGCATGTTGATATGGTTGTGTTTTTACATTTGAACCAATTGGTTTTAAATCTGCATTGTATAGTGAGGCCATAAATTTATTTAGTCATAAAAAAAGCTCGCTGAGCGAGCTTTTAAGGTTTTTCTTATTACTTTAGCCAGTAATTGTTCTACCTCTTTCTCTTGGTACAGGAGTACCTACACCACCTGGGTTAGAAGTTTGTAATGCATTGTCAAACCTAATTTGACAAGTGATAGTCATTGGATCATTACTGCCATAATCAGCATCACCATAGTTCACTGTGGCCAAGAAGCAACCATATAATTCCCAAGTTTCTAAAACTACTGGTTCAACTGTGCCGTTTCCGCCATCTAACATTTCTAGTTTGCTTACAAACTTGTAATCAATACCTGAACTTGCGCTAGCTTGTTCTAAGAAATCGAATTGTTTTTGTAATTGTTCGCCAACCAGTCTGCTTACATTACCACCAGCATCGTCTCGTAAGACAATTTGTATTGGTTCCCAAGTTGGTCTACCTGCTAGGTAAATCATACTATTATACACAGGTATAGTAACAGGGTTCATATTAACATTTGGTCTAGCAAAAGTAACTAATTGTTTTGTAAGTTCTGTTTTAGGATTAGTTACTCCAAAGTTTAGAAAGGTTCCCCTATATCTAAACTTGAGTTTTGGCATAAGTATACCTTCAGTGCTGGCACTTTGGTTACCACCTAAGTATACTGTAAAGTTTTTTAATGAAGATTGTGCCATATTATTATGCTCCTGTTCCAACGGCCGCTGCCGATGCTAAATTACCACTTTGGATCTCGCCAGGATTCTTGAGCCTAATTGGAATATATATAAACTCAACATCCTTAGTTGGCTGAATTGCTACATCTACCCATAACTGATTCTGTGCTATACGAGTTGGTGTATTATTTGTTGTATCGCACACTACTAGATAATCAGTAACACCTCGTTTAGCAATTAGATCATTTAATATACTAGAAACAATAGCAATTACAGCATTTCTAGTAATAGGATCATTTGGTTCAAATAAGAACGGTCTAACTGCAATATTAAGTTGTGTTCTTAAATAATTTGTTAGTCTTGCAACATTAATTCTATCCAATGCACTTGGTGTAGCAGATAATGTCTTTTGACCATAAATTAATAAGCCAGTTCCTGGCAATACTGTTAATGGGTTAATTTTGTTTTCATACATGATGTCTCGTAAGCCTTGATTTATACCAACACTAATAAATCTACCACTTTGACCATCAATATAACCTATTGCACTCACATTGTCTATTAATCCTCTGCGAGTACCAGCAGGCGCTAACCAGGGATAACCAACTGTGTCATTCTTAATTAATGCTCTTAACACTACATGACTTGGGGGAACAACTACTGGTACTCCAGTAAATGGATCAGTAGTCTGGCCACTAGGATAATACACCCCAACATATGGACTTGTGGTATTTAGACCTTCTTCCCCAGTTGCAGTGGCGCCATTAGAATTAGTTGCCCAAGCCTGAATATCTGTACCTGTTGCAGCTAGTCTAAATGGAGTGTCACCCACTACAAATGCAGTATTATCTTTTTCCTCATTTAGTGCAACCATGTTTGGCATTAATTCTGGATATCCAGGGCAAGCAATAATATTAAAGAAGTTGTTATCTTCTCTAATTGCTTCACTGCTATCCATTGCACTCTTTAAGGCTGCAACTACCACTCCTCTTGGTGCTTTTCTACCAAAATTAGGAACAACACCACTAGCTTCATATCCGCTTACACTTACCCAACTTGATACAACAGTGGGTAATGATTCGCCAGGATAAGCTGCTGTTGTGAAGTAATTAGATCTATATTCTTTTACATTATATCCACTTGCTCTGGTATTAAACAACAACATACCTCTTGGATATAAGTCAGGATCTGGTGCATCTAAATCTACATAATCACTTTCTAACAATGATACAATTGTAGGAATATCATCTGTTATAGGATCTGTATCACCGTCAGTGGCCCAACGAGCATCAGCAAATAAAATGCCATTTATACTTGTATTGTCTGTATTATTGATCTGTATCCAAGTGTCTGTAGCGTTCACACTTTGATAACGATACATTTTTGGATAATTTTCTAGATCACTAGTGTCTAACCATAAATCACCATACTCTAATACAGTGCCATCTGATTGCTCAGTTGGTTCAACACTGCTAATAATTACCCCGTTGGGATCTGTTAAACTTAAATCATAACCACGGACATCATTAGTTAGTGTTTTATAGCCTACCCAAGCACTGCCGTTATTAATTAATACATCAACTCTGCTTGGAGTGTTATAATACCAACGAGTTCCATTTGCAGGACTTACAGTTGGTGCTGAACTATCAACATAATAATCTGTATCTTCGATTGGTGTCCAATTGCTAATTACAAACACATTGGCTGTACCAGTAGGATCTGCATGAATGTTTGTGCCAGATGTTGAAATACCAGCATTAGCAATATTAGAACCTTTACTAATTACAATGTCACCGCCAGCAGTGTGTTCAAAGAACAACTGTCCACTTGCATTAAGTCCTGCATTTATATAAGGTATACCTGCTGCTAATACAGGATTAATAATGCCTGATGCTGTATTTGCACTAACAGTTATTGTATAACTTTGTGTTGCTGCGCTAGTTAGTACAGGTCTTGTTGTAATTACAAAAGTATTACCAGTTTGATTGGTAAATGTAGGACTACTTGTTCCTGTACCCACTGTAGAATTAATACCAGATCTATACCATAACTGCATACCAGTTGTTGTATTGGCAAAAGTATCATACTGAGTAAACACTGTGCCAGTAGAGATGTTTTGACCACCATTGGTAGGATCTAAACCATATGTAGCTGTGAATACATTTGCATAATCGTTTACAGTTTGGCTTACAAAAGCTTCGGTAGTGCTGTTATAACGCTTCACAACAGTGGTTAATCCACTGTCCTGAATACTTGTTTTATGCCAGATAGAACCACTTGGTCTACCTGTATTTGCGGTAAGACTTGTTTGTCCAACATATGTTGGAACACTTGTATAAGGCCCAACATTTGCAGTAGGTCCTCTGAAAATTCCAGGAGTAAGACCAATATCGGCAATAACTGAATTTGCTGCAGTAGTCGCACCCCAGACATTTGCCCATCTAGTAGCATCTGTAGCACCAGTTGTAAATAATGCAAAATTACCAGTACTTAGAACATTAGCTCTAATATCTGTTGGAGTCGCAGTATTAATTGCACTTGCAATATCAGTTGCAGTTGTCATTGAGGTAGTAATGGAGACTGCTGTGCCGTTAATATAAATTGTTTGATTAGTGCCTATGTCAATTGTTGATGTTTTAGTACTAATAACAGTTGGCACATTGGTGACCCAATTACTGCTACCAATAAAGTTCCATTTATTATCCCAAGTCTTTTGCCAAATTCTGTATGGTGCTGTAACTGTTGTTACTGCATAAGAACCAATATTGCCAATATTGGCATTTGGAGCAAGACCAACAATGTCGTCACTACTATTAATAACTAACACTGATTTGTTTGTAAATGACTGTGTAGTAGCATTCCATTCATATACACCCCAGGTACTATCAACAGTATCTAACCAATATGTTCCATTGGTTGGGGGATCTGTTGGACGAGTAGTAGTACCACCTAAATCAGCTAAATCAACATTAGCTCTTTGGATATAAACTTGATTACTTACTGCTAGCAAACTATAGGCTGCTAGAAGACCATATTCATTTTGCTCGTCACCATTGATTGGTGCTCCTGACGCAGTTGTTTTAAATATTGGGTTACCAAAAGTTTGCACTAATTCTCTTTGACTAGTGATAGTATAGATTTTTGTAGCATTACTAGCTAGCGTACCAGCAGCATATGCTGTGCCACTGGGATTGTATTTGTTCTCTGCAGTAGCCAAAAGTATATATGCCACCGACCCAACTGCAGCTGGTGCATAGTTACTTTCATCTATTACAGTTACCTGTACGCCTGGACTTACAAGGTCAGCCATATCGTTTTCCTTTATTACATTTAAAGATATTTATCGGAAAACCCAAAAAAAACACCCCATATAGGAGTGTTTTAACAAATTATTTTTTATTTTATTATTTCCATTAATTGTCTATATAAATTACTTATATCTCTGTTATTATCTATAACCATATCGAAATCTGTATTAGCCCAACTGTATTCACTTGCATGAATCTTTGCTTGTTCTATAAAATCTTTAGACATTTCGTATAAAGGATGATAAGGCCCCGCCATAAAAATTTTAGCATATTTGAACCATTCAGGATCAGGCCCACGAATAATTCTACAAATCTTAGCTTGCAGTTTTTTAAAAACTGCAATTTCATTAGGAAATCTGCAATCAGTAATTATGATATTACCACCTTTATTAGTAATTTTCTTTTCTAAACTGGCAATCCATATGTCATCGTGAAAGTTTTTGCGTAAAACTTCCGTACCCCAATACTGTAATACCCATCTAGGAGTAACAGTCATATTCAATCTATTAGACCACCATGGGTCAACTTGCTCACGCCAATAACGACTTTCTGCTGTTCTACCTTCCAATAAATCCCTATCCCAACCAAATACAATAGAAACGATATCTTTTAAATGCCCAGCAAAACTTTCTCTTTGGAAATTGTAATTGTCTACTAAAAAATCTGCGGCGGTATCTTTGCCACTGCCTATTAGGCCAACTAGTCCAACTATCATTGAAAATCCTTACTTAATTGAATTAACCTATAACAAAACTTAAAGGCTGTGAACCATCTGTGTAAAACTTTAAGTCATTTTCTAATTTTTCTAACTCAGCAACTGATTCCTGTATTAATGCAGTGCCATTTAATTGTGTCGCACCCTGTGGGCCTGCTACAGTAGCAAATTTACTTCTTGCCTGGCCCAACATACCTTTACACATAGCTAATGCATAATCCTGAATCCAAGGATAAACTTGTGGGTCACTAATTATAACACTATCTGGTTTGTAATTATATACTTGTAAAAGAACACTTTCAGTATTACCTATCCCATCTACTGTTGGGCTCCATATTTGTGTGGCAGATATTTGAATTCCCGTCACACTGGTTGCTGCTAGACTTTGATTTGCTAATACTGTTAAAACTGTACCAGATCCATCAATTGTTTGTAAAATATATTGTGCATTATATCCATCTACAGGACAATTTTGTATGTAAACACTATCACCTGGCGCCATTGTTACTGGTTGTGCTAAAGTAATTGTAATTACACTATTTACTGTGGTAGCAGCGGCAGTTAAACTTTGTAAATTAAAAAAAGTATGCCCATAATCAGGAATCTTTCTTATTAGTGTAAGTTTTTTAGTGACCCTATTCCAAGTATAGTTCATAAAACCGCCAAACATACGCATAGCAAGTTTTTGATAGCTTACGAAAAACTCATAATTAGTTAACCCGCCAACTCGTCCTGCTACTAGCATATAAGTGTTTAAATACCCTGAAGCAAACGGCTCAAATTGGCTGGCAGTAGTTCCACTTACACTACCTATACCCCTTCTATATACAGCTCTCACTTCTTGAACATAACTGGGTAAAATGTATT